AAAATTACACGCTGCCAAGCAGCAAATCGGAAAGGTTGCAAAGAATGCAACGAATCCTCATTTCAAAAAGAGCTATGCTGACATCAATGCGCTGCTCACAACGGTGGAGCCTATCCTCCACGAGCATGGACTGCTTCTCTTGCAGCCAGTGGTGGGCAATGATGTGGTGACTCGTATCATCGACATCGATTCTGGTGAGGTCATCGAGTCATTCATGAGCCTTCCAGTTATCACAGACCCACAAAAGGTGCTCGCTGCCGTCACTTACTTCAGAAGAGGTACATTGCAGTCACTGCTCTCACTTCAAGCCGTTGACGATGATGGCAACACAGCAGCAGCTGCGCCTCAAGGCAAGCCAACGATCAACGCAGAGAGATTCAAATCAGCACTCGAAGCAATCGAAGCTGGCAAGTACACAGCACAACAGTTGGCTTCCAACTATGCACTAACTGAAGCTCAATCCAAAATGCTTGCACTATGAAATGGCATCCATCGCAAATCGGTAAGCTGATGACCAATGGCAGAGCCAAGGACAGCATCGGAGAAACAGCCAAGAGCTACATCAAGCAGTGTGCAAAGGAAGATTTCTACAACTACACCACAGAACTCAACAACAAGTACATCTGGAAAGGTAGAGAGCAAGAGCTGGAGTCAATCAACCTCATCAACTCTGTGAGGTTTACCAACTACGTCAAGAATGAACAGACCATCGAGAATGACTATCTCATCGGCACAGCTGATATCGTCATCGAGCAGCGAGTCATTGATGTCAAGACATCTTGGTCCTTGGATACTTTCCCAGCACTTGTGGAAGATGCAGTCAACCCACTCTATGAATGGCAGCTTCGAGCTTATATGATGCTTTATAACAAGCCATGTGCCGAGCTTATATACTGCATGGTCACCACTTGGGATGAGTTCCTCAACGAATACGAGAACCTCCAGCTCCACAGAGTCGACCATATCAATCCAGAGAAGCGCATCACAGCTATCTGGTACGACAGAGATGAGGACATCGAGGCAAAGATGGTTGCTCGACTCAAGGAAGCATCCGATCTATATCATGAATATTACGAACAACTAAATAACAAATAAAAATGGAAGAGCTAAAAGCAAAAGGCACCATTCACCACCTTGGTGAAGCCAAACAAGTGAGTGACAAGATGAACATCAGAGAGTTCGTGCTCTCAATCGGTGACAAGTATCCGCAGCTGGTACAATTCCAAGCAGTCAATGAGCGAGTGAAGTTCCTGGATGGAGCCAAAGTCGGTCAAGAATGTGAGGTCAAATTCGACCTTCGAGGTCGTGAGTACAACGGCAAGTATTATGTCAGCCTCAATGCATGGGATATCCGCATCGCAACACCATCAAAACCAATCACAGATGAAATCGATGACGATTTACCTTTCTGATGGCGAGAACATTCGGGACTTCATCCATAAAGAGTTGAGGTCCCGACTCTCCAAGAGATATCGGATGACTCACTTGGCTGAAGATATGAATCTCAACTACTACACATTGACCAGATTTATGAAAGGCAATGGGGTTGGAGATGAGTTCTATATTCAAGCCTTCAACTTCTTGATGAAATGAGATACTTCATCGGATATGTTGGCACCAGGAATGATGGACTCGACAATATCGTTAAGCGATTGGAGGACCTATTGAATGAACTAAAGGGATGCTCTTATTGCATAGTACTAACTTTTTCGGATGAAGTACACATCTCGGAAGTAACACCAGAAGAATTCTATGAGCAAACAGCAGCACTTAACTGACCCAATCGTGCTCAAGGTACTGGCAAAATATTATGAGCGCAGCCAGCTCGGCATCCAGAAATATGGGCGCACTTTAGATCGTGATGACCTCAACCTAATAGATTGGCTAAATCACCTCCAGGAGGAACTGATGGATGCCACACTTTATATTGAGAAGCTGAAGAGTGAAGTAAAAGCGAACAAAGATAAGGGGTAAAAATTGCCACATATCTAAACACGAAATGTAAACGAGAGATGCAACTGACGAGTTGAACGTAGACTGCCGTGCATTGGCTGCGGTTCTCAACGTAGGGAGATAGGTTAGCCTTCCGAGAAAAAAGGCTTTTTTAAACTAAACAACAAGAACAATGAAAATAGAAATAACCCACTACGGACATAAAGCAAGCTATGAGTTTGACCACGAGGATGTGGAACTTGAGGACTTGATTTATCACATCGAGCAGTTGATTCGATTGACTGGCTATTCAATCAATGGAACATTAGAAATAGTAAACGAAGAACAATGAAACTAAACCAAAACGATCAACGTGAGGAGATGGCTGCAATCGGCACCATGATACTCTTGACAGCAATAGCTATCATATTAATTATTAAAACTATCTTTGACCTATGGAACTGATACAATACCTCGCACTCGGGTGGCTCATCGCTAACTTCGAGCCTCTGCACTGGGTCATCGACTTCACATTCATGAGAGTGATTCCAAGCTCAAAGCTCGGTGATTACATTCACGCTGGATTCGGATGCTGGAAGTGTACGTCATTTTGGACTGCTCTGATACTTTCAGGCAATATATATACGGCAGCAATCACAGCGATGGGTGCCTACATCATCAGCGAATGGATAGAGAGCAAATAGAATACGTCAAAGCAGTGCAAGAAATGGATGAGAAAGAACGTCTCACCAAGAAAGTGCTGAACAGACTCAAGGCTATCAAGGTCAGTGTGACCGGACAGCCTGACCGTGAGTGCTTCTGCTCGCAAATCAGACGCAAAATCTGGTACAAAGATTTCACCAACTGGTATGAAAGCAACGCTTGACCGCTACATATCGTCCCACTATGAGGAGTTGTATCGCTACACCAGGTACTTCTGCTCCAAGTACAATCCGAAACTCACTATCGACACGGTCATCTCCAACGCATACCTTCACTGCCTCGAAATCAATGACAACACCGAGGATGTCGGCAAGGTCAAGAGCTATATCCTCAACTCAATCAAGCGGCAAGTCATTTGGAAGAACGTCAACAGCTTCAAGGATGAGCGAATCCTGGCATCAGAAATCGCAGTTCCTGACACTTTCGATGATGATGAGGACCTCAACTACAAAATCGCAATCGAACAGCAGTACCAGGGATGGAAATCATCGGTGGACATCTACCGAGATGGGCTGACAGACAACGTCAAGATTGCAGTCGCCAAGGCTTACTTCGACAAGGGGCTGACAACAGCACGATCAATGGCGCAGTATTTCAATATCCCAGTTACGTCAGCACACTACCTAATTTCTGACATAAAAAACACGCTTAAATCCATACACTATGAAAATAAAAGATGAATACAAGGGCAAGACTATCGTCAAGAATACCTCGCTCGGAAACATGACAGTGGTTGTTGACAATATAGATGTGAACAGATACCGATACTATGTCAGCATCGGATTCGGCTATTTGTTCGAAAAGGAGACCACAACTGCACCAGAGCAGTGCATTCGATATGAAGGCATCGAGGCAGATGAGCAGACGGAAGCTCCGAAAGTAACAAAACCAAAACGAAAAAGAAAAACTAATGCCAAAGCCAACACCAAACGAAACCAAGGATGAGTTCCTAAATCGCTGCATGGGCGATGAGGAAGCACTCCAAGACTTTCCTGAGAATGACCAGCGATATGCTGTGTGCAATTCCATGTGGGAAGAGTCAAAAATGAGCGCATTCTCGAAGTTCAGAGCAGCATTCGCAGAGAAAACCTACTCCGACTATCCTGACTCGGTGCGAAACAACGCACGCAGAGGAATCGAGCTCAACAAAGAACTCGGTAACAAGTGCGCCACACAAGTCGGCAAGGTGAGAGGACAGCAGCTCGCAAACAAGGAGCCCATTTCTGTGGACACGATCAAGAGAATGTATTCATACCTATCCAGGGCAGAACCTACATTCGAGGATTCAGCACCAGAGGACTGCGGATACGTTTCATTTCTTCTGTGGGGTGGCAAGACTGGACTCGATTGGGCAGAAAGTAAACTAAAAGGATTAGGACTCATATAATGCCAAAACAAAAACACATAGAAACACCTGAAGATATGTGGCAACTCTTTGTTGAGTTCCGCAAATGGTGCAAAGACAATCCGAGATACCAGTATCAGCTTTCCAATAAGACTGGAGAGCCTGTGC